TTCATCCCCGAGCCCCTTCAACCCATCGACAGGAACACGCGCATGACCCTCGCCTTCGCGCCCGAGCGGATCGAGATGTGGCCGCTGGCGCGCCTGCAGCCTTACGCCAAGAACGCCAAGCAGCACGGGCCCGAGCAGGTCGCCAAGATTGCCGCCAGCATGGCGGAGTTCGGCTGGACCGTGCCCTGTCTCGTGGCCGAGGACGGCGAGCTGATTGCCGGCCACGGCCGTGTCCTTGCGGCAACGCAGCTGGGGTTAACCGAAGCGCCGGTGATCGTGCTGGGGCATCTCACCGAAGCGCAGCGGCGGGCCTACCGCATCGCCGACAACAAGCTGACCGAACTCGGCAGCTGGGACGAGGCGCTGCTGTCGGCCGAGCTGAACGAATTGCTGGCGGATGATTTCGATCTGTCGCTGGTCGGCTTTAGCGACGGCGAACTCGACAGGCTCCTGGCCTACGTGCCGGAAGACGACGGCGACGGCGGTGTGCCGCCGGTGGTCATCCCCGAGCCGCCGCGCCATCCGGCCTCGCGGACGGGCGATCTGTGGCTCCTCGGCGAGCACCGGCTGCTTTGCGGCGACAGCACCGACCCGGCCGACGTGCGCCGGCTGATGAACGGCGAACGGGCGATCCTGTTTGCCACCGACCCGCCCTATCTCGTCGATTACGACGGCACTAACCATCCGACCGGCAACAAGGATTGGTCGAAGAGCTATGGCACGACCTGGGACGACAGCAGCCAGGGCGCCGAGCTTTATGACGGCTTCATCGCCGCGGCGAAAGCCGAGGCGATTACGGAGGACGCGGCCTGGTATTGCTGGCACGCCTCGCGCCGCCAAGCGATGCTGGAAGCCTGCTGGGAGAAGGCCGGCGCCTTCGTGCATCAGCAGATCATCTGGGTGAAGGACCGCGGTGTGCTCACCCGCTCGCATTACCTGTGGAAGCATGAGCCGTGCTTCATGGGCTGGGTCAAGGGCAAGCGCCCGCAAAAGGTGGCCGACGAAACGCTGCCGTCGACGTGGATCCTGCCGAGTTTTGCCAGAGACGAGCGGCCGGACCATCCGACGCCAAAGCCGCTCGACGCCTTCGGCATTCCGATGCGCCAGCACGTGCCCCGCGGGGGCTTGTGCTACGAGCCGTTCTCAGGCTCGGGTTCGCAGATCATGGCGGGCGAGGCCAACGGCCGCCGCGTCTACGCGATGGAGATCAGCCCGGCGTATGTCGACGTGGCGGTCGAGCGCTGGCAGGCCGAGACCGGCAAGGTCGCGATCCTCGAGGTCGATGAGCGCTCGTTCGCTGAGGTGAAGGCCGAGCGGCTCGGTGGTGATACTGACGCAGCCAGTCGGGAAAACGGCGCAACTCCAGGTGTCGAGCGCCAGAATCGCAAGGCGGCATGACCCAATCGCGCCGGATGTCGCTCATCGAGGCCGCAACCAACGTCGTCGCCGGCTATGTGCTGGCCATCGCCACGCAGATCATGATGTTTCCGTGGTTCGGCATCGCGATCGGGCTGGCGGAGAATATGGGCATCGGGCTTGCCTTCGTCGGCGTATCGCTGGCGCGCGGCTACCTGCTGCGGCGGTTGTTCGAGGCAATGCGGGTGCGGGGCGCACAATGAAAACCGCCGCCCGGAAGAATTGGGCGGCGGCTTCGTGCGACGGCTGGCATCAGTTTCGGATGGCGTAAGCCCTGCCACGGCCCTCGACCTTCTTGGAGGTGATTTCGAGACCGAGCTTCTTCTTCAGTGCGCCGGACATCGCGCCGCGCACCGTGTGGGCCTGCCAGCCAGTAACGACAGCGATTTCCTCGATGGTGGCACCTTCGGCCGCGCGCAGCATAGCGATCATTTTGGCCTGCTTGGTGCCCCCGCGCGGGGCGTGCGTCTTGGCGCCAGCGGCGAACCGTGGCGCCACGCTGTCGTGCTCCGGCGCGATGCCGATGGCGGCACGGCCGGCAGCGGTGATGACCAGCGTGGTGCGGCGTCCATCGGCGGCATCACGCCAGACCGGATCGCCGCGCTTCGCGGTAATCTCTTTGACCATCCGCTTATGCAGCAGGCTGGCCACGACTTTGGCGACCGCGGCGCCCTTGGCCTTGATGGTCGTCGGCACGGGCAGGACGCGCAGATTACGGCGCTGGCTAGCGGCGCTGAGGATGACGCGCTGGGTGTCGGAAAGCCTGGTCATGCTGGTGTCTCCGTGTCGTGATGTGCCGGATGCGCTTCTGCGCCGGCGACGACATGCAGGCTCTGATCGAACCGCTGATCAACGCCTAAGTCGATCATAAGATTGCTGTTTTGGCTCTCGGCCGATGGCCGATGGGGACGGGGTGCACGATGCAGGGCATGAGCGAGCGCCAGTACGCGGCGCGGGTTGGGCTGTCGCGCGGCGCGATCCAGAAGGCGAAAGCCGCCGGGCGGCTGGTCCTGCATGGCGACGGCAGCATCGATGCGGCGGCCAGCGATGTTCGCGCCGCCGTGACGGATCCCACAAAAATGCGCTGGACCCCGCAGCCGAAGCTGAAACCCGTGCCCGCGGCGGCCGTTGCCGCCGTCGGCGACACCCTGCGCGAACAGGGCCTGGCCGCCCCCGCCGTCGGCGGCGGCACCACGTTCCTGCAGGCGAAAACCGCCAACGAGGTGCTGAAGGCGCAGGAGCGCCGCCTGCGCCTCGAACGCCTGAAGGGCGAGCTCGTCGATCGCGCGCGGGCGACGGCGCTCGTCTTCCGGCTGGCGCGGCAGGAGCGCGACGCCTGGCTCACCTGGCCGGCGCGCGTGGCAGCGCTGCTGGCGGCCGAGCTCGGCGTCGACCCGGCCGTGCTGCAGACGGCCCTGGAGAGCCATGTCCGAACCCACCTCACCGACCTCGCCGAGTTCGCGCCCGAGTTCCGCTGAGCCGGTCGCGTCCGCAGAAGCGGCGGCGATCGGCAACGCCTGGGGCGCCGGGCTCCGGCCCGATCCCGCCCTCACCGTCTCGGAGTGGGCGGACCGGCACCGGTTCCTGTCGAGCCGCGCCGCGGCCGAGCCGGGGCGCTACCGCACCCAGCGCACGCCCTACATGCGCGAGATCATGGACCGGCTGAGCCCGCGCGATCCGGCGCAACGCATCGTGTTCATGAAGGCGGCGCAGGTCGGGGCGACGGAAGCCGGCAACAACTGGATCGGCTACGTCATCCGCCACGCGCCGGGCCCGATGCTCGCCGTGCAGCCGACCGTCGAGCTCGCCAAACGCTTCTCGCGCCAGCGCCTCGATCCGCTGATCGCGGACAGCCCGGTGCTGCGCGAGCGGGTGGCGCCGCAGCGGGCACGCGACGCCGGCAACACCATGCTGGCAAAGGAGTTTCCGGCCGGGCTCCTCGTCCTCACCGGCGCCAACAGCGCCGTCGGCCTGCGCTCGATGCCGGCGCGCTACCTGTTTCTCGACGAGGTCGATGCCTATCCCCCCTCGGCCGACGCAGAAGGCGACCCGGTCGCGCTGGCGGAAGCGCGCACCCGCACCTTCTCGTGGCGCGCCAAGGTGTTCCTCACCTCGACGCCGACGCTCCAGGGCGTCTCGCGCATCGAGCGCGAGTTCGCGGCGACGGACCAGCGCCGCTACTTCGTGCCGTGCCCGCAGTGCCGGGCGATGCAATGGCTCAGATTCGAACGGCTGCGCTGGGCCAAGGGCCAGCCCGCCACCGCGCGCTACCACTGCGAGGCCTGCGAGGCGCCGATTGCCGAGCACCACAAGACGGCGCTGCTGGCCGGCGGCGAGTGGCGCCCGACCGCCACGCCCACTGATCCGAGGACGGTCGGCTATCACCTCTCCGGCCTCTACTCGCCGGTGGGCTGGCTGTCCTGGGAACAAATCGCGCGGCTGTGGGAAGCGGCCACCACCGACGAGGCCAGGCGGAGCTTCAAGAACGGCGTCCTTGGCGAGACCTGGGTCGAGACCGGCGAGGCGCCCGACTGGGAGCGCCTCTACGAGCGGCGCCAGCCCTGGCGGCTCGGCACGGTGCCGAGCGGCGGCCTGTTCCTGACGGCCGGCGCCGACCTGCAGAAGGACCGCCTGGAGGTGTCGATCTGGGCGTGGGGGCGCGGGCTGACGAGCTGGCTCGTCGACCACATCGTGATCCCCGGCGGCCCCGACCACGCCGAGGCCTGGGCGGCGCTGAGCGCGCTGCTCGGCCGCACCTGGCCGCATGCGCACGGCGTCCGCCTCGGCCTCGTCAAGCTCGCCATCGACACCGGCTTTGAAGCCTCGGCGGTCTATGCCTGGGCGCGGGCGCACGGCATCGCGCAGGTCGCGCCGGTCAAGGGCGTCACCGGGTTCGATCGCGCCGCGCCGGTGACCGGGCCGACCTTCGTCGACGCCACCCAGGCCGGGCGCAAGGTCCGCCGCGGGGCGCGGCTGTGGACGGTCGCGGTGTCGACCTTCAAGGCCGAGACCTATCGCGGCCTGCGGCTGGCGCGGCCGACCGACGAGGAGATCGCGGCGGGCGCCACGGATCCCGCGGGGGCGATCCACCTGCCGCAGGGCGTCGAGGCCGAATGGGTCAAGCAGCTCGTCGCCGAGCAGCTGGTGACGGTCACGACCAAGCGCGGCTTCCAGCGGCTCGAATGGCAGAAGCTGCGCGAGCGCAACGAGGCGCTCGACTGCCGGATCTATGCCCGCGCCGCCGCCTGGATCGTCGGCGCCGACCGCTGGCCGGAGGCGACGTGGCGTGCGCTCGAGGCGCAGGTCGGGCCCGCACCGGCGGCGGGGGAAGCCGACGCAGCCACCGCGCCGATCGCCGGCCGGATCGCGCGGCGCCCCGCACCCGCCCCCAGGCGGCCGCGAACCTGGCTCGGCCCGCGCGGCAAGTGGCTCCAAAGGTGAGAGGGGGCGACGAAAGTCGACGGATGCAGCACAGCGACCCGCGCGCGGCCCTCGCCCCCGACCGTGATGTGCTGGGCGCGAAGCGCACCTATTACGTTGATCCGACATCCGACCCGAATGCCAGCAATAGGCTGTCGACCAGCTCAGCCTTTCAGACCATCCGGCAGGTGATCGATGCGGCGGTCGATGTCGATGCGATGGGCAACGCGGCCACAGACGGCGGCGTGAGATTGCCGCCAGCGGCACAAACACCGTCCTGATCGTGCCGGCATAGTATCTGGTTGCCAGCCCGAACCAGATCGACACCATCGAATACACCTACTTCGAGGGCCAGCAGGGCGCCTACATCCGAGACCCGCAAGGGCTTCGACGTCGACGGCGTCGGCTGACCCGGCCGCCGCTCGGGTAGATGCCACCCGCCGGCTGGATAGTGTGGCGTGGCCCGCCGTCGAGATCAAGTGCCGCCTCGACTTCGGCGCCAAGGCCAGCGACTGGCGCGGCCTCTACAAGAACCCGGGCGCCTGAGCCGTCGAGGTCGTCGGATGCCGTGGCCAAAGCGCGGCGTCTACTTCTTCTTCGAGCCTGGCGAAACCCGTGACACAGCCCCTGCTTCGCAGCGCGTCGTCCGTGTCGGCACGCACGCACTAGCAGCCAAGTCGCGAACCACGCTCTGGACGAGGCTCAGCGAGCACCGCGGCACGAGCAACCCGCGCGGCGGGAACCATCGTGGCTCAATCTTCAGGCTCTTGGCTGGGGAGGCTCTTCTGAACCGCGAAGCTTCGATCACCGTGGAGAGCTGGGGCCGAGGTTCGTCAGCCACACGCGGCCTGCGTGGGCTTGAGCGGGAGCACGAGATCAGAGTGAGCGAATACCTCAGCGGAATGAAGCTGCTGTTTGTGGAGGTTCCGGACGATCCTGGTCGCGACAGCGCACGGGGCACCATCGAACGCAACGCTATCGCGCTGCTCAGCGGCTACCTTAAACCGGCGCCGGATCAGCCGAGTGCCGATTGGCTTGGCCACTACAGCGGACGCGAACGGGTGCGCCGGTCTGGCCTCTGGAACAACAACCATGTCGATGAAGCCTATGATCCCGACTTTCTGAACCTCCTCGACGACCTGGTGAGACGCATGCCCGCAGCCTGACCGCGACAAAGATCGACTGCTCTGCGGGGCGGCCGTTCGGCCGTCCTTTCTCTTTTTCCCAAGCCGGGCTTGGGGCGCGGCTGGCCCGCACGATCACCCGAAGGGCAGACCGAGCCTCAACGCGGCAGCCCTCGTCTGGTCGAAGGCGCCGGTCATCGTCGGCGCGCATGATACCGGGCCGCTGA